TGTCCTCCCTGGAGGAAGAAATGCAGAAAGACCGGGAGCCGTAACGGCCCCCGGTCCTCTTTTTTCCGCAAGAATCCCAAGCGCTTGGGATTCTGCCCGCTCACCCCAGCAGGATGTAAAATACCAGCTCCAGCACCTCCGGCGCTGCCGTCCGCAGCAGCCGGAGGATCTCTTTTATCAGCCCTTCCCGGTTTTTCACTCTTGACCCCTCCCCGGCCTGCCTTTATAATTGTCCTGTGTTTCGTCCTGTGTTCCCCTGTTGCGCTGAGTATTTTTGACGCCGATATCTTACTTTATGAGTATGGTGAAAAAACGGACAGGAGCTATGATATGATATGCGTTAAATGCGGCCAGGAGGTCCCCTCCATGCCCTATTGCGGCCTCTGCGGCCATAAACAGGAAAAAGCCCCGCCTGTGAAGCACAAGCGGGGCAACGGGCAGGGCAGCGTCTACAAGCTGCCCAACGGCAAATATAAGGCGGTCGTGGTGCTGGGCTATCACGCGGACCCGAATGATCCGAAAAAGCGGCACAAGCAGACCCGCTCCGCCGTCTTCGCCCTGAAAAAGGATGCCGTGGCCGCCCTGCCTTCCCTCCGGGAAAGCCCGAAGAAGCGGGAACGGAAGGCCATGACCTTCTTCCAGCTCTATGAGGCGTGGCTGCCCACCCACCGGGCCGGGAAGTCTACCATCGGGAATTATCGGGCCGCCGTACGGTACTTCGGCCCGCTCTACACGATGCCCTTTGCGGAGATCGACGTGGATGATCTCCAGGACTGCATCGACGAATGTCCCAAGGGCCGCCGGACCATGGAGAATATGCGGGCCGCCGTGGGCCTCATGTACAAATACGCCATCCCCCGGCATCTGACGGCGGACGGCCTGAACCTGGCGCAGTACCTCACCGTCACCGGAGAAGCTGCCGCCCACCGGGACGCCCTCACGGAGCTGGAGCTGGCCCGCCTGTGGCGCTGCCTCGGCATCGTCCTGGGCGCGGACCAGATCCTGATCATGTGCTATACCGGATTCCGCCCCTCGGAGTTTTTGGCCCTTACCGACGGCAGCTACGACGCCGCCGCGCAGACCCTCACCGGCGGCGCAAAGACGGAGGCCGGGAAAGGCCGGATCGTCACCCTCTCCCCGAAGATCGCGCCCCTGGTGGCGCGTCTGGCCGCTCGCGGCGGCCCCCTGGCCGGAGAGATCACCGACCTCAAGCGCTGGAGCGAGGTCGTTTTTTACCCGGCCCTGGAGGCCTGCGGCATCGACAACCCCATGGTGGAGATCTCCGGCGGCGTCCTCCGTCACCGCATCACTCCCCACAGCTGCCGGCACACCTTCGCCACCCTGATCAAGCGCGTCGCAGGAGCCGACAAGGACAAGCTGGAGTTGATCGGCCACACGTCCACGGAGATGCTGCGGCACTATCAGGATGTGGATTTGAAGGATCTCAAGAAGATCACCGACGCCATCTGACTTTTCCGTTGCCCTCCCGTTGCCACTCAAAAAATCAAGAATCAAGCTATATAAGGCCCGGAGGGCACTTTTTGGCTGAATGGCATTCAAGAGGTCAGCGGTTCGATCCCGCTTATCTCCACCAGATGAAAACGCCGGGAAGCCTTGAAAATAAAGGCTTCCCGGCGTTTTTGTGTCCTAATTTCCGTCTGTGCGAATGGTCCCGAATTGTGGCGAATTTTTGCGCGTTGCCCCTCTCGTTGCCACTCAAACCTTTCCGCGGAGCGCCGCGGCCAGCAGCTCCTCCGCCAGCTCGGCGATCCCCTTCCCCTCGGCGCCGGCTCTGCGCTTGAGCGTTTCCACCGTAGACGCGGAGAGCCGCATGGTGGTCATGATCTTGGTCTCGTCCTCCTGGACCTCTCCAAAGATCTCCTCATACTTGTCGCCATCCAGGTGCTCCTCCGCCCAGGCCGTGGCCTCCTGGTAGGTCATCGGCATGATCCGCTCGCCGCTGCCCCAGCTATTGAGGTCCACCCGCTCGGCGTACTGTGTCATGGGGCCGCCTTTTCCGTAGAGGAAAAACTCGCCAGTTTTTTTACGGTAGAGCGTTTCCTCATAATGGCGGAAATCTCGCCATCCGCCGCCGTTGGAATAGGCTGCCAGCTCGGTGGCCGTGTTGGTGTCGTAAACTCGCCCATTGATGATCTTTTTCATTTTCGTCCTCCTAGTCTTCCGCCTTCTCGGCGTAAATGGTCCGGTTGTAGTTAATCCCCCCGGTGGTGTCTGCCGCGCACTCAGCCCACTCGCGTCCTCTTGTATCCGCATCATACTGCTTGAGCTTGTAGCCCCATCCGTATTGGTCGCAGAGTTTCTCGACGGCGGCCTGCGCCGTGTCCGCGTTTCGCGTGACGGTCTTACCGTCATAGCTGATCCTGTACCTCATTTCTTCTATTCATCCTCCTCTTCCGTCCAGTCCTCTGCAGACACGTAATAGCACCAGCCGCCCTGGTCAAACTCTCCGTCGTCGTCATACCGGTTTTCCTCGATCCATGCAAACTCGCAATAGAGGTACCTGGTCCCGTTCCCCTGCATGAGCTGCGTGCTTCCCCAGTTTGCCCAGTGGGCCTCAAACTCGGCCCGGGCCTCCTCCAGGGAGTCGAAGCTCTCCCGGACCTCGGAGTCCTGAATGCTGCTCTGGCGGTAATCCTCAAACAGGTCGGCGCCGGTGCAGGTGCGGATGCCCGCCCTCTTCGGCAGTCGGAATTCATGGGTATCGGTGCGGATCTCGTACTTCGTCATTTCTGTCTCCTCCTTACGCGATCTTGATGATATTGTCCCAGGGCCTATGTTCCTCACACTCAAGGCCGCTCAGGTCCGCTGCGGCGTTGGCCAGGGTGGCGTTATCGCTGACGACCACCCCCTGCACAAGGTCGATATAGGTCTTACTCCCGAGCATACGGCGGGCCGCGGAGTTGCTGATGTGCTCCCCGGCAAAAGAGGCGCTGCTCACATTGCCGGTATTATAGGTGGTGTAGGTCAGTCCCAGGCTGGTGGCGTTGATGTAAAGCCGGTCCTTGCCGTTTTTGGTCCAGCGCTTGAATCCCAGCTTCTGCAGCTCCTCGATCTTGGTTTCCGTGATTTTCATTTTCGTGCCTCCTTGTTGATTTCTGGCCTCATTCTACCATAGACTTGTATTATTGTCAATACCCAAATGGAGAAGAAATCAAAAAAGAGCAAAAAAAAATTCCGGCACCCGTATGGGTGCCGGAATCTGTCAATATGCAGTTGTCAGCCCAGGCCGATCTTGACGGCGATGTATGCCAGCAGGGCTGTGACTACCCATTGAAGGACGGCGCCGGATATGCTTTCCCAGCGCTTCGCGGGCTTCTCCTGCAGGGCCTTCACGCCTGCCGACAGCTCTCCCAGCTTGTCCTCGATCCCCTTTAGCCGAAGATCCAGCTTCGCCAGTGTGACGTCTCCCTCGTGGAGCCTTGCCGTGTTCTCATTGACCTGGGCCTGGAGGCGGTCGAACTCCTCCCGCGTGACCTCGCTCATTTCTCGCTGCCCTCCACTTCCGGCAGGCCGGTGGCCACGCTGGTCAGTAGGCTGAGGATGCCGGCCAGGATGGACGCGCTGGCCACGATGCCCCAGTTGACGTCCGACAGGATCGCCGACGTGCCGATGGTGGCGATCGCCGTCTGGGCGACGGTCCGCACCGCCCGGATCGCCGCAGCTTTCAGAAACTTCTTCATTTCAAATCATCCTCCTTTTCCTCCACTAGCATCAGCCGCCGCAGCACCGTGGCCAGCTCCGCCCGCGTCACGGGCTTGTCCGGCTGGAAGCTCCCGTCGGGGTAGCCCACCATCAGGCCCCGCTCCATGCACCGGCGGATCGCGTCCTCGGCCCAGTGCCCGGTGATATCGTCCACGATCTCAGGCTCCGGCTGGTACTGTGGACGGCAGACGGCAACGATCTGGCTGGGGTAACGTGTCTTTTCGCAGACGGAATCCCTGTTAGACTGCGACCCAGAAGAACTGGTATTTCCTTCAATGGTCTGTATCTGCATAAGTTCCCTTGTCACAGCCCGTCTGTTTACCTCAGTCACCAGCCCACAATGCTCCGGGTCTTTACCACCGTGGAAATTCAGCAGCACGATGTCCCCGACTTGCACGTCCTCCACCGGCACAGTCAGCCCCTGCTCCCGATACCAGCGCAGGAGGATGGAGCAGCTTGCCGTCTTGCCGCCGCCGAAGAAAGCAGTGCGCTCCCCGGCCTCGTTGAAGGCCCACCAAAGGAACGCCACGCACCAGGGCTGGCCCTGGAACGCCTTGTCGTAGGCGTCCCAATACTTCACCCGGTTGCTCCCGCTCGGTTCCTCGCACACGCCCAGCTCACCCCGGGCCACATCAATTACTGCTTGTGCGCTCATAGGCCTCCTCCCCTCAGCTGCTGATGGTTGTCCATATGCTCGCGCATGTGTTGATCAGCAGCACGATAGCCACGTGAATGACCACCGCCGTAGAACTGCTCGACAGGGAGAATCCGTCCGCCGTCGCAGTTACGGTTACCTGGCTGGCAGTTTTGATCGTGGTTACATTCCGGCGAATAGTTTCTGCCGCAAACCCGCCGACGTACCACAGCCCCTCGATTGCGCTGACTGATCCGGCGCCCACAGTTGACACCAAGCACGTCCAGCGAGCGTTAGCACCGGAATCTGTGTGAAAATTCAGCGTTTCCCCCGGGCCGATGTCCTGGTGAATTACATTCAAATCGGCGTCAGTCAAAAATCTCAAGAGCGTGTCGGTTGCCATTGCAATCCCTCCTTATGCCTGGATGGAGGCAGGATATCCCAAAATCAGCAGCATAGTGGTGCTGCCGGAAATGGACCCGGAAACGGTAACGCTTCCGCTTGCCGTCGTGAACGTCCATGTTCCGACCTGTGCACGGGGAGAACCCAGTTCGACCCTCAGCACCCGATGTCGCGCCGTAATATCTGCGTTTGAGATTGTTTTTGGCAGCGACGAAAATGCCGTCACGCTGATCGCCATCATCATGAGGTCTTCCGAATCATAGATTGCTTGCGCTATGCCGTCGCTTTTGACGGGGTTGTTTGACGCTATTGCTGGGTAATCGTCAAATGTCAGCCGCGACTGCGCGCCGATATCCCCCGGCGTCAGGTTGAGTTTTATCCACTGCAGAACGTTAGTCATATAAAAGCGCTTCGTCACGCCGTTCTGCACCGCCGGATACTGGTCCGCCCCGTTTACAAATGCCCCATACGGGAGTTGCGTAATTTTTTTCCCCATGCGCTAATCCTCCAGCAATATCTCTTCTCCATCCTCCGTCAGGATCGGGTCCTCCAGCTCCGTGAGCAGTGCCAGCTCCGTGACGGGAGGGTCCAGCTTTTTCCTGGCCTCCAGGATTTTCAGCCGGCGGCCCAGCTGCAGCCCTGCGAGGAATGACAATTTGTCCGCTATAGGCATATGATCACTTCCATTCGTCTGGAATGTCGGCGTAATTTGCCGCACCGGTGCAGCCCCTGAAGCACTCCGTTCCGTCCGCTGCCGGGAATTGTACCCACAGCTCCGGCACGGCCCCGGTCAGGCTTGTGCAGTCCGCAAAGCACTGCCGGAAATTGCTGGCCAGTGGACAGTCGTCGAACAGGTCAGCCGGGATCTCCTCTATCGCCGTCCGTCCGAAGGCCCCCTGGAACGATGTCGCTCCAGGGTTATAGCTGAAAAGGTCGGCTGGGATTTCCCGGAAGCTCGTCGATGAATAGCAGAGATTATCGAATGTGTCTATATCCGGGCAGTTGACAAACAGGTACTCCGGGAGCGTTGTTATGCCCAGAGAGTTAAAGCCCGGCGCTGTTTTGAGATTTTGCAGCGGGTCCAGCAATCCGGCAGGGATCTCCGTCAAATGGCTGTTGTAGCTCATCACGCCCGCCGCAGTCTCGATTGCCGGGGATCCCGCGAAAAGATCAGCCGGAACGCTCCTGATGTCGCAGTTCATGAATGCCTGTCTGACGTCCGTCAGGCTTTTACACCCCTCAAAAAGCCTCGGCGGCAGCGCCTGCAGGGAGCTGCACCTGTAGCAGAATCTATAGATCCTCTGCAGCTGATGCAGGTGCCGGAACGGTTTCGCCGGGAGCTTGACCAGCGCGGAGCTGTAATAGCAGCACGCCGTCAAATACGTCTTGTGCTCCATGCTGCGCGGGAATGGGGTGTCGATGGAGATCAGGTAGCTGTTTCCCGACAGGATCGCGGAGGATCGTGTCGTGCTCCAGTCCAGCAGCCTCCCGACCATTTCAATCTGGTAGGTTCCTGCGGCTGCGTAGGAATGCGAAATCTGATTTCGGTATGATTCGTTTTCTGTGTAATTTGCAGGGATGTTGTCGAAGTCGTCGCTGCGACCATCACCCCAGGAGATGGTCCCGTCGAAAACCACCCACGGCCCCTGGAACAGACCGGCTGAGACCTGGACCGTGAATTTAAAGACGCTTATCCCCTGCATGGCGGGCCAGCTCTCCATGTTTCGCCCGACGGCCACGCCCGCCAGAAAGCTCTCCGTGTCATAAACATAATCCATAATGCTACCAGTCAATATCGCACGAATGCGTCCCGTCTGTGATGTTGATCGGATTCCCGTTCACGTCGAAAGTGACGCTGTAGTCTACCACCTCTCCGGTGTCCAGCGTCTCCGAGAAGGCGCCCAGATCCCAGTCCTGGAAATCCATTTCTGTCGCACGAACGAGCACGATCTCCAGTGTGTCCTCAATTTGTTCAGGGATCGATTCCTCGATTCCGTCCAGGCTGTCCTGCACGGCCTCGTAGTAAGTCGGCACATAGTCACCGCACACCATGCTGATGGACATGGGGTGGAATGGATCATAATCCAGGCTGATCACCCTGGACGAAACGCTCAGATTCAGGCTGTTATAGGCTATTGTCACCTCATCGCCCAGGCCCAGATGCTGGAGCCTGGACAGCTCTACGTTATAGCTCTGCGTGTTGCTGCGGCTGTCCGCTGTGACGGACAGGCTTTTCACATTTTCCTTGCTGCTCAGGCTCACCGGCGACGAGCTGCCGACATGGGCCGAAAAATTCACGGTCCGCTGATAATAGCTGATCTCCGCGCCGCAAACGGTCGCCCACTGCAGCATGGCAGTCCGCCGGCTGGTCCCGCTCTTGAAGGTGATGCTGTGCGTGCCGGAGACGGAGACGGTCCCCACGGAGATCCCGCTCCCGCTCAGGATCGTAGCCAGGATCGTGGACGGCGTACCGCTGTATTCTCCCTCCGGCATTTCCATGTCGGACAGGACATAGCTGATATGCTCGCCGCTGACGCCGAAGGAAACGCTGGTCGGCTGGCCGTTTTTGGCCAGCCGCGTCACGTCAAAATAGAGGTCGCCCAGGCGGATCTCGTCACCCAGCTCAATATTCCTGATCAGCCGTCCAGGCATGGTCAGGTCGATGGTGCATTCTCCATTGAGGCTTTGGTGCAGGTTCGCCGTCTGCACGGCGTCCAGCGTGTACCGCAGCGTAGTCCGGTCAGACTGGTAGATGGTGATGGACATTTAAGCCCTCCCGTAATTTCGGACGCTGGCCGCGTTCTGCTGCCACATTATCTGGGCCACCACGCGGGTCAGCGTCTGCCCGTCGATGTTCAGCGGGATCTCCACGGCCATGCCGCCCGCGCTGCCCACGGTGACGTCCGCCACGCCGGCGGTGATGCCCGCCGGGTCGAAGGTCTCCGCCAGCTGCGCCTGCAGCCGCCGCTGCCCCTGCTGCAGCCCCTGGATGAAAAGGTCCACCATGTCGGGCGCGAACGTATGGAAGTTGCTCAGCGGGCCTTCATCCGGCTCAGAGAAGCCGATGTAAGAGCTGATCGTGCCTGCCAGGTTCTTAACCCCGTTTTTGAGATCTTCCCATTTCGCCTTCAAACCGTCGACAAAATTGGAAATTAGATCCTTGCCCCACTGCTTAGCCTGATCGACCTTTTCCTGGAATCCCGCTTTGACGCTGTCCACGATCTCGCGTCCCTTCTCCGTGATTTTGAAGAAAAAGGACCCCAGGCCCTCAGCCAGGGCGAGGATCAGCTGGAGCGCCGCCTCCAGGAGCTTGGGGGCCGCCTTGATGATCGATTTTGTCAGGTTTTCGAGGATTTCGGGGGCCTTCGCTGCCAGCTGGGGCAGGGCCTTGATCAGGCCTTCCGCCAGGGCGAGGATCAGCTGGAGCGCCGCGTCGATCAGATTCACCAGGTTCGCCGGGTCGGTCAGCGTGTCCACCATGGTCAGCAGGGCCGCGATGGCCGTGGGTATCAGCTCCGGCATCTGCCGCGCCAGGCCTCCGATCAGGGCGATGATGGTGTCGATTCCTGCCTGAAGGATGAGGTCCAGGTTGTCCAGCAGCGCCTGTGACAGCGTGGTGACCAGGGTCAGGCCGCTCTCGATGATTTTTGTGATCGCTCCGGAACCGACGATCCCCTCGATGATCTGCTCAAAGAGGTCGGCCACGCTGTCGATGATCAGGTCCAGGTTGTCCAGGATGCTTTGACCGACGGCTCCCAGGATGGAGATCGTCAGATCGAGGATATCGGGGATATACTGCATCACAAGGTCCAGCACCTGGGGCAGCACCTCGCTGATCACGTCGCCCATCTTGGAGATATCCCCGTCCGCGTCCAGGATTCCCCGGCTGAACTGCCCCAGGAGATCCACGCCGTCCCCGGCCAGGTCCGTCAGCACCGGCAGCAGGATCGTCCCCAGGGCGTTTTTGGCCGCGGTCGCGCCCACGTCCAACTTCCGCAGCTGATCATCGAACTCTCCGAAGGCGTCCAGGGCGTCCTCGTCCAGGACATACCCGGCGTTGTGGGCCTGGACGCCCAGGGCCTTCATGGTGTCGGCCCCGGCCTCGATCAGCGGGTTGAGATCCGACGCGGATTTGCCCAGCACCTGCATGGCCAAGGCGTCCCGCTCGGTTTCGTCCGTGACCTGGCCCAGGGCGTTGATCAGCTCCCAGTAGACGGTCTCATCGTCCCGCAGGTTGCCGTTGGCGTCCAACACCTCCACGCCCAGTTTCTTATAAACCTCCGTCATGGCCTCGTTCCCGTCCCGGACCTTGGTCATGGCGCTCAGATTTTTCTTCATGGAGCCGGTGATGGTCTCGACGGAAGTGTCCACCAGCTCGGCGGCGTACTGCAGCTCCTGCAGCTTTTCCGCGCTCATGCCGGTGACGCTGCTCATGGTCAGGATATCATCGGCATAAGCGGCACCGTCTACGCTGAAGCTCACCAGGGCCTTCCCGGCCTCGGCGATGGCGGCGGCTGCTGCTGCCGCAGCTGCGGCCATGGCGGCCCCCACGGCGGCCACGGTATCGCCCAGGGCCTTCCAGCCGGCGCCGGATTTTTCCGCGTCTTCTCCGGCCTCCTTGGTCTCCATGCCCGCCTTGTCAGCGCTGTCGGCCTCGCCGTTCAGCTCCTTGGTGGTGGTTTCCAGCTCATGGCCCAGCTTATTCAGTTCGGCAGTTGTCTTGTTCAGTTCCTGCTGGAGCTTCTGCGTCCGCTCATCGTTTTCTCCGTAGAGCTTCGACGCTTCTTCCAGCCGCTTGCTTAGCAAATTGTATTTTTCCTGCTGAGCCTCGATCTGCTCTGTGAGGACCTTGCTTTTGGCGGTCAGGGCTTCCGTACTTTTTTCCTGGCCGATAAAAGCCGATTCCACAGCCTTCATTTCGGTTCCCAGGGTTTTGACCTGGGTGTTCACCTGATTCAGCTGTTTTCTAAATCCAGATTCTCCTTCTAGCTTGATCTTCGGCCCGATATCTACCGCCATTTTGTCACTTCCTCTTCAACAGATCCCAGAAATCCTCGTGTTTCTTCTCCTTGGCCTGCCCGTTCCGAATCTGGTCCACGGCGATCAGCTCCAGCACGTCGCCTATGGGCAGGTCCATGGTCTCCTCATACGTCAGCCCAAGGTGCAGGCCATACCATAAAAGCCACGCAGGACCTACCGGTCCTGCGTGGCCTCTGCGTTTTTTGATTCCGCTTCCACTTCCTGCTGCGCCCCGGCGGCCATGGTGTCGTTTGCCACGCCGTAAAGGTCCGCCAGGTCGTCCAGCGAATAGTCGTCCAGCATATCGTCCTCATCCGGCGGCTCCGGGCAGGGCTGCCCGTTCTTGTCGGCGTATCTTTTCCCCGCCTTCATCAACTTCACCAGCAGCCAGATCACGGCGTCCAGGGTTTTCTCCGTGTCCCCGTCCTGCAGAGCGTCCCGGATTCCTCCGGCGCCGAATTTTTCGGCCACGGCCTTGCTCACGCGGAGGCTGTAACACAGCACCCGCTCTTCGCCGCAGATGCGGCGGGTGATGACTTTCATGCTGGCCTCCTTACGGCGTGACGGCCAGATACGCCTCGATTGCGGCGACGGCGTCTTCCTCGCTGTCCAGCAGCGTGGAGATGCGGTACCAGGGATGCTTTGCGGCATCGCTGCGGAGGATGGTGGCCTCCAGTTCCGGCGTCTGCCATTCAATGGTCTCTCCCTGAGTGGTCAGGCTCAGGTCAGGATTTCGGAATTTGATTTTCTCCAGGATGAAGGCCTGCCACTTGATGACGCCGTCCACCTTCTTTTTGATGATTCCACCCAAGGCGAAATAGGGCGCCGCCTGGTCGTCGTTGAAAATCAGCCAGTTCGGCGTGGGATTCGTGGTGGCCATGGTCGCCGCGATGGCCGCCTCCACCAGGCCCAGGGCCGTTTTGAAGGCAGCGGGCCGCAGGTCGTCCGTGGTGATCGTCACGGTGCCGCCGGAAAACTGGCTGTCGGTTTCCGCCGGCCCGTTGTCGGCGTAGAGGATATTTTCGTCCGTGCTGTCCAGGCTGACGTCGATCTCGGTGTACTTGCCCAGCACCGTGCGGGCGGAATAGGTGACCGTGCCCGCGTTGTTGACGTAGGTGGCGATATAGGGTTTGCTCAGGCCGATATTAGCCATTTGTTATTTCCCTCCCATAAGGTTTTGGATGTATTCGTCCACTCCGGCGCTCATGGTCTCGATCACCCGCTGCTTGATGCGGTTGACCGTGGGCCGGATGAACGGTCTTTTCTTCATGCGGCTGGTGCCGCTTTCGATTGCGCGAGCCTTCAGACTGTTCGGTATACCGTTCCGGTCGTAGCCGTCAAAAACAATGGCGGTGTAGGTTTCGCCTTCATTCGAGACAAACTTCGTCAGGATCTCGCTGTTCGCCAGATCTCCCGTGTCCCTGGGCGTGGCCGCCTTCAGCTCCTCCAGCACCAGGCCGGCGGCGGGGTAGATGGCGTACCTTGCCATCTTCTGCTCATCCTGGCCCAGCTCCGCCAGCAGCTTCTCATACTGATAGAGACCGTCAAAGCTGATCTTAGCCATATTGCCACACCCACTCAAAATGAATCAGGCCGGTGTCGGATTCATACTGCACGCTGTTCAGGTACCAGCTGGCGCCCAGCTCGTCCAGGGCGGCCTCGACGCCTCCGGGCACGGTGCTCTCCGGATTCCGGGTAAACCAGTCGACAGTCCCCTCCTGGACGCTCTCGCCCAGCCGGTCCCCTGCCCGCAGCGCGTTCTGTCCGTCGATGGCGACGGTTCCGTATTCGCTGGCCGGCGACGTGCTCCAGCCCCAGGCGGCGAAGGACCCCAACTTCTTCAGCTCGGTCAGGATCTCGTCCATCAGGTGGTCACCGCCTTTCTGTCGTTGGTCACCCGCTCGCAGGTCAGGTCGATGCCGTCCCCCTGGAGCCAGGTCCGCACTACGCGGTAGCGGTCCCCGTTCCACTCGACGATCTTCTCAGCGCCGTAGTCGTCGGCATCCGTCAGGCGAAAGACGATCTCCGGCTCCAACCCGGCGGCCTTCGCCTGGTAATACTCCCGCATCCCGACGGACTGCACCGTGCAATAGGTCTTCTGCTTCGTTTCCTCCGGCGCGTCGAAGATGCCGTGCGCTCCGGGCGTCTCGCTGATCAGCTCGATCACGTCGGCGCGGACCATCAGCTCACCTCCGCAGGCAGGCCGTACCCGGAGGCCGATATCAGCTGGGCTTTCTGCTCATTGTAACTCCGCTCCAGCTTGTCATAGTCCTCCGGAGTTTTGAAGTGCATCTTTACGTAGGTGATGATGGCGCGGATCAGCAGCTGGTCGGTGATCGTGCTGCTGTCGGTGACGCTGCCGTCCTGGTTGAACGCAAACGTCACCCCGGCGGCTCTCACGTCCACGATGCCCAGGTCTCCCACGGCGGCCAGGGCCAGCCGGGCCAGCTCCGCGTCGTAGTCATTCTTAACCTTTCCAAGGGCCAGCTTGATTTCATTCAGCATCTCTTTCGGCCCTCCTTGCGATGAAATTTCGGTATGCTTTCTCGGTGTAGAGATGTTCCGGCGGACAATGGCTGTCCGTCCACAGCGTAAAGCCATGGCAGGCCGCGCTGATGCAGAAATGCCGGTCCTCGCCCCACAGGCATTTGCGGATGTTGGGGATGGCGGAATAGTCCACCCCGGCCTCCAGCACGCGGCGGGAGATCAGGATGCAGGCCCCGGTCATGCCCACCTGGTAAAGGCCAGGCGTGACCCAGTGCGGGTCCATTCCGGCACTCTGGTCGTACATCCAGGCGTTACACCAGCCGTTCGTCCAAAAAAGCTCGCTGACGATGTCCTTGCCGGTGGCCAGCAGCTCCATGAGCGTGTCCGGGTGCAGCACCAGGTCGGTGTCAACGGAAAAGAGATAGTCATATCCGCCGCTCAGCGCCCGCTGGCAGGTCAGGTTCCGCAGCTGGTGCATCTTCCCCAAATTCTCATGGGTCCAGTAGTGGTCGTTTTCTCGGCGCTCATAGACATCCTTTGTGTCGCACACCACATACTCGCCCTTGATCTCCGGGATCACCTCCGGGCAGTCGTTGACCACATAAAAGCGGTCCACCGTCACGCCCTTCGGGATTTTCAGCTCGTCCAGGCCGCGCTGGTACTCCCGGAAGATATGCAGCTCCTGCCGGAGCGGCGCCGCGATCAGGATCGTCATGCTTTGACCTCCGTGTCTTCCGGCCAGATGATCCTCCGGCCCACATGGCCCACGCGGACCGTCGGCTCTGCCCAGATCTCAAAACCGCACTGCGCGGCGCGCCAGCAGAAGGCCACGTCCTCCCCGTAGGTGATGGGGTCCGTCATGGGCTGGAACATGGTGCCGAATTTTTCCCGCACCTTGTCCAGCACCTCCACGCGCATCAGCACGCAGGCCATGCCGCAGGCGGCGATCCGGAAGGGCGTGATCGGATAATCGCCCTTAAACTTCTCCACGCCGGGAAAGATCTCCTTGAAAATACAGCTGCTGAACGGCGGCCTCCGGCTGTGGGCGATCCCCGTGACAATTTCCTTCCCGCAGAATTGCAGGTCCTCCACGATCTCCTCGCTGAAAACCATATCGGAATCCAGCCAAAGGACGTGAGTATACCTGTTGGCGATGGCGTACCGTGCCAGGTTCTCCCTGGCAAAGTAAACCAGCGTTCCGGCCTCGATCTTCAGCTTGAAGTCCACGCCCTCATCCTTCAGATGGCAGGCCAGGCCCATCAGGCTTTCCATAAAATCCACGGGCACGCTTTCCAGCGTCGGCACGGCGATCAGCAGCTTCATGTCACTTTTTCCTCGTCGTTTTGGCGGTCGCCTTTTCAGGCGTTTCTTTCTTCGCAGCCACGACCGGCTCCGCGCTTCCCACGCTCAGCAGGAAGGCGGCCTGATCCGGGGAGACCTCGACGATCTCCCCGGCGTTGTGCGTGATCCTGGCCGCTCTCAGCAGCCGGACCTTCATCAGGTGGTCACGGCGCTGGGCTTCTTGATGTTCACCAGGCGGCCCGGACCGGTGACGTCGTGCGCGGCGTAGATGCGGCCCACGACCTTCACCAGGTCGGCCTCGGCCAGGCTCAGGTCGTCGAACTTGAGGACGATGCCGTCGCCTTCGGGGAAGTTGGCCTGGAGGCCCTGCAGGTCACCCACGATGGCGTACACGGCATCCGCGCTGGCGGAGCTGTACGCGGGCAGGGCGCTGGTGTAAAGGCGGGGAAGGCCAGCCCAGGGGTCGATGTTGAAGTTGCCGGCGGCCTGGGCGTCCAGGAAGGCAGCCTCGGAAAGCCGGTTCAGCACCACCACGATGTTCTGGGCTTCGTCGCTCAGATACGCGGCGGCCTTGGCGATGGTGGTGACGCTGGGCGCCAGGGAGACCTGGGGCACGCCCACTTCATCGTCGTCGGAGCTGGCGGGGCTGCCCACCACGTCGGCGATCATCTTGGCCTTCAGTTCTTTGAAGACCTGGTAGGTGATCTCGTCGTAGATGTAGTCCAGGAACTCCTGGCCGCCCATGGCCATAGCCTCGTCGGAGATGGTGATCCACTTCTTGATGTTCTTGGGATTCATCTGCACGATGCCCAGGGTCAGGGTCTCCTCGGTGACGGCGGTGGTGCCTTCGGTGTGCTCCCATGCCTGGGTGGCGCTCAGCTCAAAGGGCACGCGCAGGTTGCCGCGGATGTAAGTCCGGCGGATGCGGCTCAGGATGGCGTCGCTCTCCCACGCGGTCCGGATGAAGCCCTCCACGAAGGACGGCACGGGCAGCGTGCCGCTGACGTTCTCGGTCAGCAGGGCGCGGCATTCCTTGTCGTCGCCGGTCTTGATGTACTTGGCGAAGGCGTCGATGTACTCCTTGCTGTCGCGCACCTCGACCTTCTCAGCAGGCTCAACGGCGACCACAACGTGGCCAGAGCCGGAGGCGACCATTTTGCGAATATCGTTCTTCTTCGCTTCGGCGGCCTTGCGGGCCTCCAGCTCGGTGTTCAGGTTCCGCATTTCTTCCTGGAGCGCGTCCAGGTCAGCCTCGGGCTTGTCCAGCTCGGCGACGATCTCAGCCTTGCGGGCATCGATCTGCTCAACGGTCATGTTCTTGATTTCCATTTTCATACCTCCGAAAGAATCTTAATTTTTTTCTTCTGCCGCTCCCGTTCCTCTGCCTTCCGGCGCTCCTCCGTCAGCTGCTGGATCACTCCGTCGCACCAGCTGCGTGCAGAGATCTCGGTCGCGTTATTCGCAGGCAGACTGACGGCAGAAACGTCGTACAGCTTGCCGATGCGTTTGATGGTCCGCAGGATCGTGACGGTCCCGCTCTCTCTGTCCTCCTGGATCAGGCGCTCGTCCTCGTCCACGGTGAAGCCGAAGCTCATCTTGTCGGTGTAGCCGCCCCGGATCTCCTCATAGAGCTGCCGCCCGATCTCGGTGCCGCCCAGGTCTGCCCGGATGTGCAGGCCGTGACTGTCCACGCTCAGCTCCAGGGTCTGGTTGCTCACCCTGGCGAAGACGCGGCCTTCATGGTCATACTGCATGATCACGTCGCTCATGTCCGTATCGTCGAAGGCGCGGCTGTCCACCTGCTCCATGAAGACGTAGTCCGGCCCGTCCCGCCACAGCTCATAAGGCTCGTTGAAGGTGGTGGCGTAGCCCTCCACGATCTTTTCACCCTCACCGGCGGCGCGGATCTCCATCTGCACCACCCGGCGATACTGCCGGCCCTCGGTCAGCTTCTCTTCCATGGTCTTGTTCGGCATTTATTTCACTCTCCATTCTGCTTTTTCATATCGGGCGATGGCGGCCACCCCGCTCGGCCTCAGACATCCGGCGTAATGCCGGATATACGGGTCTTCCGCGTTCTGCGTGATATGCCCGGCGCTGTTCCATTCCGGTCCCAGCGTCAGAATCTCGCCCTGGCAGATCAGGTTGATCACGTCCTGGTCCTTCGCCGTGAACGGTTCGCGGTTTATCAGCTTGATCCATTTCCGCCAGGTGTCATCCGCCCGCAGCTTGTCCAGGTCCATGAGAATCACGCCCGCATTGTGGTAGGTGAATGGGTACTTGCTCCGAACCGGCTCCTCCACCATGGCTACATAGTTTCCGGCCAGATCCCGGTCGAAGATCTCCCCGACGTCCTGCTCCACGATGGTGTCCACGTCCAGCCACAGGACCCGCTTTTCTCCCACAAACAACTCTGGCAGCACCAGCCGGATCAGGCTCATCCACGTCCATTGGCTGCTATAATTCGGCCCGTCGGACAAAAACCAGGCTTCACCATTCCCGGACCATTTTGCCATGTTCCAGACCCTCACCACGTCCGGCAGCGGCTCCGGGAAGGCGTCGTCCTCGATCAGAAAATAGACCACGTCCATGTGCGTGTGGGCCAGCAGGCTCTTCGCAGCTGCGGCCATCATCCCGTAGACGTTCCGCGTGCCGGCATAGACTGCGACGCGTCTCATGCGTCGGTACCCTCGTCCGTTCCTTCGCCGGTCACCCGCTCGTCGGCGTTATAGTATTCGCCCCGGATGATCCGCTCGTCCCCGCCGTCCACCGGCGGCAGCTGCCAGATCTCCCGGATCTCGTTGATGCTCATGATGCCCCGGTCCAGCATCTGGGCGGATACGTTGAGCTTGTCTGCGTTGGTCATGTACTGCAGTCGGTTAGCCGTCAGCATGACGCCGTTGCCCTCCGTCTGCTCCCGGAAGGTGAAAAGCATCCGGGTCATGACCTCGCTGGCCTGGATGGCGAAAGGCTCGATCACGCCCTCATAGAAGGCGCTCCACTTATCGCCGAAGGCCGCGTTGGTCAGCACGTCCTCGTTGACGCCGAAGTATTCGTTGACGCTCTCCCGGATGGCCTTCATCGTGTCTGCGTCGCTCACCCAGGGCTTCGTCTCGATCTGCTTCACGTCCTGGTAGGTGTTGGGGAAAAGCAGCAGGCCGCCGCCCTTGGCGTCCTTGCTGAAGTTTTCCTCCGTGAAGCGCTGCCTCTCCTTGGCCAGATCCTCCGCCTTGGAGAAATTCGTCAGCTTTGCCATGAAGCGGTAGGTGGCCGCGCTTTTCACGCCCTCCTGGATGCCCTGATTCTGGATGCTGATCAGATCCATGGTCGGCAGCAGCGCCCGATTCGATTCTCCGAAGAGGTCGCTGCGGTACTGAAATCGGGTCATGATCCCGCAGGCGTCCAGCTCGATGGCCGCCGTCTCCCCCTGTCCGAAGCGGTAGCGCAGGTAATAGCGCTCATCGTCGCCGAAGGCCACCACCTCGCAGCGCTCCGGCAGCGCCGGATAGACGCCGGAGATCTCCCCGAAGTCGTCGAATACCGGCACGATGAAGGCGGTGTTGTGGACGTACAGCACCGTGGCCAGCCGATAAAGGAACTGGCTCCAGCTCATCAGCTGATTCGGCCCGTGCCGGAGCTTCCGCTGCAGCGCCGGCTTTGCGGCGCCGCTGGTCGTCACGGCCAGCTTGGAGCAATTCGTGGCGATGGCGCCGATGGCGGCCCGCACCAGCTCGCTCTCGTAGATATTGCTGCCGAAACGGTGGAAGCTCGGCTCGTAGCCCGTCAGCATCCGCACCGTGCCCTTCTCTTCCCCTTTGGGCTGCGGGCGGTTCCCAAAAAGTTTGTCAAACAGTCCCAACTTCATCACCTACTTCGACATAAATGCCGCCAAGTCCAACCCGAAAGTTTTTCGCGTGTTCGATGCTGCTTGTCAAGTGACAATCTTCCGAGCAGCTTTCACAGGCTCTGCGATCACACTCATACATGATTTTCGGCTGTGCCAAATCAAACCCAGCAGGCAACAGCACCACAGGTTCCGAGCATTCCCGCTGGAGCATTTCCCTTGCTTTTTCAAGCTCGGCAGGTTTAAGGACTAATTCGCACTTTACAAAAACACTCACGATTTATCCCTCATTTTTCAGCTGCTCGCCGATCTCTGCATACCATTTCTGCCGCACCGTCAGCGCGTCCAGGAGCGCCGCTGTGCCGTCGATCCTGGCCCTGGGCGCCACCTTCACCAGCCGCGTTTTCTGTGCCTCCACATCCGCCTTCAGGGCGCTGTTGAGCAGATGCGCCTTTAGCAGCTGGTTATCTCCGATGCTGATCTTCCCGTCCAGCATCAAGCCCTCCGTTTCGGAGATCACCGGCGTCAGGTTAAAGCCCTGATAGACGTCGTCCATGTGGAAGCCGTAGGCCTTCATGTCGGCCACCAGGTACTGCGCGGAATATCGGTCATATCCCACCTTCAGCGGGAAGATGCTGTATTTCTCCACCAGATCCGTGAAGAAGTGGAAGACGTCGTGATAGTCCACATGGTTTTCCCCGCTCAGGATCAGCTCCCCGCGTTTCACATATGCGTCGTATGGGATGCCGTCCTCCGCCGTGGCCTTCTCGATCCGCTCCTGCGGCATGAAGAATCTGCTGATGACGTGCAGCTGCCCGTTCTTCTCGATCACGATGCAGGCCGCCGTCAAATCCGTGGTCTTGCTCAGGTCGATCCCGCCGACGCAATAGCAGCCGGCGAATTCCTCCAGGCGCAGCGGCCCGCCGCTGGCCCGCTCGACGGTCTCATAGTCCAGCCATGCCTGGCTGCTGTTCTGCTTGATGCAGCAGAATTTCGTGATGAACTCCGCCCGGGCGCTGGCGGAGGTCTCCGCGATGGCGATCTGCTCCAGCAGAAAATCAACCCGGACGCTGACGCCCAGGTTGGGGATACTTTTCTGCAGCTCGGACAGGTCATTCCATCGCTTGATATCGTCGATCATGTAGAGAAACGGCAACAGCCGCCGCTCCTTCGACGTGCCCATCAGCCAGGCCGTGGACCGTTTTGTCAGCTCGTCATAGATCCCGTCGTTGATGTAGTTCGCGGAGGTGATGGACAGGATCAGCGGCTCCTCCCGGTTCCCCAGGGCGGACCTCATGACTTCGTATTGCTTCAGGCCGGCGTCTCCGACCCAGGCCGCCAGCTCGTCGCAGACGGTCAGGTATGGATTGAGGCCGTCGCTCTTCTTCTGGCTGAAGGGCAGCCGCTTGATCGTGGTGTTTGTGGTCGGGATATAGATATCCGTCCGCCGGCGCTTGATCAGGCTCCGCAGCTCCGGCTCGTTCTCAATGCTCTGGACAAAGGCGCTGTATGCCAGATCCGCCTGGTCCAACTTCGTGGCAATGAAGTAAACGTCTGCGCCGTATTCGCCTTGGCCGAAGGCCATATATTCGGCCACGCCGGAGGCCAGCAGGCTCTTCCCGCATTTCCGTCCCTCGACGGCAAAGACCTCCTGGAACTGCCTGCGGCCCTCGCTGTTCACCAGGCCGAAGATGCAGCTGAGCTGCGCCTTTTGCCATTCCTCCAGCTTCACCAGGCCCGGCGCCAGTTTGCCCTTGCTATGATGCAGGAAGGTCTCCATGAAGCGGATGGCCCGGTCCGCCTTCTTCGCGTCGAAAAAAAACGCCCGCTCCTCCAGGTCCTTGATGATCCTGGCGTAGAGCAGGTGTATCCATTTCGGGGCCGTGACGGTCCCGTCCTTGATGTGCTGGTAATATCGCAGAATCCAGTTCATGCGGCCAGGATCTCCGCCAGCTTCGACTTCGCCGCCTCAGCCGGCAGCATCTTCTCCAGCCGCTCGGAAATGGTGTTGTACTGCTTGATCAGGGCGGTGTAGGCCTGCAGCTCCGCGCTGGCCTTCTGGCCCTTCTGGTTCGCTCCGTTCTGATAGCTCTCGGTGGCGCCGGTGGCTGCGATGGCCGTCCTGAGATCCTCCAGCTCGACCTTCATGAAGGCCGCGTTTTCCAGCAGCGGCAGCACCAGCGCGTACTTGTTCGCCGGCAGTCCCTGGAATAGTTCATCCAGCCTTTTCAGCTCGTCAGCGATCCGCGTTTCCTTCTTCTTCCGTGCCATTACGGCCTCCTTTCCCGCCGGTTCCGGCGAAGTTGCGTTATATTTGTGCAAATTGCACTAACTCAGCAAAAAACACCCCTCACCCGCGCCTTTTCCGGTTTTTTGTACCTTCACCGGCCGGTTCCCAAGGTTTATTTTTCTT